ATTTACAGTAAATGTTTTTCTAATTACTAGAGATGCCTCTGCAAGATCTACATTAGAAACATTAACCTTTGGTAGAGGAGTAAATAGGGAATTTCCAGATGAAGGTGCTAAGTTTGTTGTAAGAACTCTAAGATCAGTTATACTTAAAGTTGATGCTGGAAGAAATCCACTTGAAATTCCAGTTACTGCGGCAACTCCTTCTATAGAAACATGAGTTGTTCCTACACTAGTAACTCTACCAATGATAGGATCTCCGTCTAGTCCTGGTGTGGTATCACTATATTGAATAAGATCATTTTCTTTTACAATATTTCCTGGAAATAGTGGATTTGTACTTCTTATTGTACTTACACCACTTGAAAGTGGACTTACTGTAGCAATACCGACTAGGAATTTATTGGATTGGATTACATCAGCACTGAAAGTATTAACTCCAACTACTCCATTATTTGTTCCATATATTGACTTGACATCAGAAAGGCCATGCTCAGTAATAGCAATAGCAATTCTTCCATTTTGAATTCCATTAAAGGTGAGTTTTTCATTTGGCACAAAAGATCCACTGGTCTCATAGACCGTAATTGCTGTGCCAGCAGAAACTGCATGTCTTAAGAAACCAGTAGCTCCACTGTTATCACCTTTGACAAATGTGGGGATAGATAAAGTATGTGCCTGATTTAATGCAATATCCGTAATTGCTTGAACATCATAAAGAGCAAGGTTCCACTCATTCTCGCCATCTATTATATCATTATATGAACCAGATTCCAATTTAAAGTCATATACTCTTGCAACTCCAACTTCATTTCCTGGAAGAGTTTCTGAACTACTTCCAACTCTTTGATCTCTCAAACTTACAAAATAAGTATTGCCAAGACCAACTGTAGGTGTTCTATAGACTCTATTCAACCTAAGTGTTGGACCTGTGTTGTAAATTATATTTTGATCTTCAATAGTTCTTGTTGTTCTTGGTTTATCAACATCCAAGTAAATTGCATTTAACGTTTCAATCTCATAACCCTTAACATATGCTTTTCCTGGGGAGATTTTATATAGACTAAGACTATCGCTAGGTGTCACTCCACCTGGAGTAAACTGCCCCGTATTAAAAATACCATCATTACCAACTCTATCATTTAAAGAATTTAAAACAGTGACATCAAATGGTTTTACATAATAATGTCCAGATTCATCAAAAGTCCTTCTAGCAAGAGTATCAGTTAAATCAGTAAATCCGCCTCCAAAAACTCCACTCCTTTTTGATTGGGTTTGAAGAACACCATTGATTACTGTGGCCAGCAATATAAAATTATTATCATTAAAATCGTCAAGTGCTTTTTTTAATAAACTTACACTAATTCTAAGTCTATCTGCACCTGGAGCTGCATAATTATTAAACCCTTGAGAATTATCATTAAGAGTTTCATCTAAATCTGCATTTACAATTTCTTCATTTACAAATAATCCAATCCTATAACTAGGGTTATTTGAATATTGATCTAAAATTAAAGTTTCTCTATCTACAGTTACAAAATTTCCTCTTATAAAATAAACTCCATTATCAATTTGGAAAGAAGAACCAATAGCAGAGGCATCAGATTCAATTGTTGATGCTAATGGAGATTCTGCAGCAATAGTGGTGTTTCCAAGCAAACCTGAAGAAACAATTTCATTGCAAGAAATTTGTTCTCCATCTAAAAATGTTTGAGATGAATTGTTTGATGTGCTAGAAGAGAGGTAGTTTACGTAAAGTGTGAGATTTCCATTCTCAGAATCTTCTGGTTGTAGAATAGAATCGACGAAAGCAGTTACTCCAGACCTTTGCCCAGTTATTTTTGTTCCAATTAACTGATCAGCGTATGCAGATACAGGAACCCCCTGAAATGCATTTTCTAATTGAACACAATAATATATTTGATTATATCCAGTATTTCCTGGAATTACTTTAGCACCTTCTTTAAAAAAATGCTGACCAAATTTTTCAATCTGGTCTTGCAGCATAGACTGAAGACTAGTTAATTCTCTAGCTTGTACGGGATATCCTGGTTTAAATAATACCTTATGATAATCGTTCGTGGAGTCAAAATCGTCAAAGTAGGGAGCTACGTTGAGGTTCGTTTGTTGTGGCATAATTCTTTAGAACTGCAAAATAACTTTTATGTCTTCCTTTTGGTTTGACGATCTTGTTATAGATGGTCTGTTGTCAACGTAAATTATATTACCAGAGTGCTTCTTAACCTCTGGATTGGCAACACCACTCGCGAAGGCTTGACCAAGATAGTATGTACGATTATTTATTACCGTAGATATACCTGAGAAGTTTTCATCAATGGTCAAATTTACTCCTGTCGATGGTGAAATTGTTAATGCTCCACCTGTTCCTGGAGATGATGTAAAATCATCTAGATTAAATCCATATTGAGGTTGAGTCTGAGCAGTTCCTACAGTATTGAATCCAGCAAGAGATCTGTCTTGCCAGTACTTGAGAACACCAGTGTTTTGATCATAACTTACAACCCTACCAACAGCCGTTGATCCTGTGGATATTGTTTGAGTAAAATACGAATCTGCAGTAAATGTTGCAGTACTGTATCCAGATCCAACTAATTTTAATGCTCCAAGAGCACTAGCTTTATCTACAGAGAGGATACTTGAAGATCCAAATTGCTCAGGATTTTCTACAACACCAACTCTGGCAATTTGATTTCCAGTTATAAAATCTGGATTGTTGTTATCATTTTCAATTCTAGAATACATGAGAACATTATATGCTCCCAATTCTCTATATACATCTGCACCATGTCCACCTTGAGGTGACATTATAACATTAAAAGTTGGTCTTGTTGTTCCTGTTGGAACTCCACCTGCTTCCAAATCAACATTCCCGTATGTATAATCAGATCCTTGATTTGAAACAGTAACTCCACTTACTTGTTGGTTTCCATCAATAATAATAGTGCATTCTGCTCCTGATCCATCACCTTTAATGGGGACGGATGTATATGTGGAGTTTGCGGTTCCAAGTCCAACACCTCTATTAGTAATGGTTGCAATTTTAATTGACCCATTGACTGCATTATCTCTGACTGCAGCATTATCGGTGGAAGTTGCCCAATCTGATGGAACAGGTAGATAATCTGTAGACTCAAATTTAACAACATCGCTTGGTTTAATACTAAAAAGGTATTTCCAAATATAACCATCTCCACTGGTTCCTGCAGATCTTGGTTCTAAGTCTGTAAATATTGGTTCATCAAGAGATGGTCTTCCAGAAGGATTATCTGGACTAATTCCATTTTGTAAGCAAATATAAACTCTAAAATCACTATTCATAACAAAGTAATTTGCCAAATATAGTGATGTTGAACCAGAAACTACAGCAGTATTAGATCTACTATAATCATGACGATACATGTCATAACTTGTTCCTGAGGACCAAACAAGTTTGGGTACAACTTGTCTTACATCAGCGGTATTGATTCTTTTCAAGGCCACCATGGTGTCCCAGTAATCATTTTCCTGATCAAAATTATCTTTTGGAGATGGTGGATCAACATCCCAATCTTCTTGATAATCTTCAGGATTAGTCAATCCAATGAAAGAATAATAAGAATTGTTGGCATTAGAAACGCCAGCAACAAAATTCTTTGCATTTAATATTCTAATTTGATCAGTTATAATGGCGGCCATTTTATTAGGACTTTTTATTATTTATTAGAGATTTTAGATAGTAGGATAGATGTTAATTGTGTTACCCATTGCAGCGTGTGATGTACATTGATAATATAATGTATTTGGAGCATCCATAGGAACTTCAAATCTCACTGTTCCATTTGATGTACCATTATTAGTGACACCAGTATTATAAGCACTACCACCATTCGATGCTCTAATCTGGAATGGATGAGCACCCATTGTATTTACAAACTCATAGGTCTGCCCTCTTGCGAGATATAAGATTGGATCATTCGTGGTAGCAGTGAATCCAGGTCCAGTAAATGTGTAATCCGTTGATCCATTGGCACCTAGAACCCACTTTCCTGCTGTTATGTAAGATGCGTCACCATAGTAGACTGCTGTTGGTCCATTAGCACCAAAAGATTGTCCAGCTCCAATTTGAACTCCACCAGTGCAGGTTGAAGTTCCGGTGATACTTACACCTGCAGCAGTGGTTTCAAGTTTCTTGCTTCCTGCAAAGTGTGCTTCTACACCAGCAGCAGAATTAAATTGCAACCAAGTTTGGTTTGCATTACCTTGATCCTGAATATTTCCTGCTGATGCTCTAATGTATAAACTACCAACACCAGAATCCACAATAAAACTGTGAGATCCAGTATGATAAATTTCTAAATCATCACCAGTTCCCAACAAAATCTTATCATTGTCTTGAAGGTCTAGATTTGCATTAAGTTCTACATTATCGTGGAAGGTAGATACACCTGTTACAGTCAGTCCACCACCAACAATTCTTAAACCACTAGTTGATGTGGTAACACCAGTGACTTCTAAATTATTTTGTATCTTGACTTTCTTTGTGGTAGTAACACCGAGTACACCATCATAGTTACCCCAAGTGCCACCAGCACCTGCTGAACCACCAGAAGAACTAATTGTTACTTGTCCAGTGCTTCCAGATAAAGTAATATTTGAACCAGCAACAAGTGAAGTAACACCTGCTCCTGTTAGAGTTTCTCCAGCAATAGTTACTTGAGTAGCAGAAATTATTCCAGTATTGCCATTTATAGTAATGCCAGTACCAACAGTAATTTCATTTGTAGATCCGTTTAAAGTAACAGAACTAGATCCAACTGTTAATATACCAGTAACTCTGGCATCACCATTAACATATAAAGATGTCCCTGAGGCACCTACAGCACCTACTTCGAGAGTAAATCTAGGATTAGTGGTTCCGATACCAACACTAGAAAGAGTGTTAATACCAGAACTAACTATATCCCAAGTACCACGAGACAGAGTGGTTCCGTCTCCAAAATATCCATATAATTCAGAAAAATTATCATTAATTTTTCCACCAGCGGTTCTTAAATTATCACCTGTGCCGTCATTTGGAGATGAACCCGTTCCTATTCCCTGTCTTGCCATATTCTTTGGGTTTAAAAATATTTATACTGAATAATTCTTAAATTTAAGAGAGTTATCTCTTATCAAACTGTCAGAAGTGGAAATTCCAACAATTCCTTTCAAAGTTTCTGCAGAATAAGAATTATTCTTTGATCTTGCAGTAATATTAATTCTACCCCAAGAGAACTCTCCAAAGTAATTTGAAGTTGTTATACCACCAGAATATGTAAGAGAACTTCCAGATGCATCCATCTTTACTGTTATATTATCCATAGTAACTGTATCAACACTAAAGTTAATAGTTCCAATACCAGTTATAACAGAATTGACTCTTAATACATTTGTTGAAATTCCACCAACATTTCTAGAAACAACTTCAACTCGTTTTGCTTGATGCACTGTGTCAATAAAGTAAGTTGCTAATCCTACTTGAGTAGTTGCTGTAGTATCAAATGTTTCAATTGTTGGATTTCCTGCGACACTAGCATTTGAATTAAAGATAGTGAAGTAATCATTAACAGATATAGAACTTAAAGTAACCGCAGTTCCAACTAAGTCAGTATCTCTAAGGTTAGAATTGTATGGAATATGAAGATCTACAATTACCTCATCAATTCCACTAATTGTTGTGGTTCCAAATCCAACAATAACCCCAGAATCACCAACATAAGAAGAAACACTACATATTTCTTCAGAATATGCGTGAGGTTCAATCAATACACTTGGAGGATTGCTAGTTGTATATCCAGTTCCAACATTTGTTAAAATAATAGAAGTAACTTCACCCGATGTTATAGTCGCAGTCGCAGTCGCAGTTGTGCCTAAACCAACTGATTGAGATATGCTACCAATGGTAACTATTGGTGCAGAATCATATCCAGATCCACTTTCTGTTATTGCAATAGAGGAGATAGTACCAAATTCAGAAACAATTGCAGTAGCTGCAGCACCAGACTTGGTTTCTTGTCTTATAAATTTAATTTTATTTTGGAATGCAAGATTAGTATCATTTTCATTTTGAGAATTAAAAATAGGTCTCAGATTATCAACATAGATTGCTGTTGATCCCACTCCTACAGATTTGATAAGGTATGCACTAGGATTAATGACTGGTTCATAAAGTTCTCTATTCTTACCAATAGCAATCTGATCGATGAATATATCTTCAGTTTGTTTGCACCAAACAACTGGTCTTTCTAAAGTAACATCTTTAGTATTTCCAGGTCCAGAATATGAATTGGTTTGAACTATATTTGTAGATTTGATTAAATCCACAACTCTTTCATCTTCATCCAAAGATGATGCTTGTCCAATGGATGCATCATGTTTAATTTGAAGGGTATCACCCTTTTTAACAGTTTCAATTATATTTCTAAAGATTACATCAGTATCTCCTGTTCCCTTGTAGAACATAATACTAACAGAATCACCAACCTTCAATCCTTCAGTAAATGTTACAATACTTCCTCCATTAAAAGTATATCCTTCACCAGGAACTTGAAGTACGCTATTAACAAAGATAAGAAGAACATCTTGGACATCAATCTTAGATCCTTTTCCAGAAATAATTGAAATGGATTTTCCTGCTAGAGAAAGTGGGAAATCTTTTCTAAATCCATCAATAAAATCATTAATATCATCTAAAACTTGCAATTGTCCAATAGACCAACCAGCAAATTTGTCATTAATAACTTCATCTAT